AAAGCTGCTGCTGATTTAGGTGCTGACTTTGAGAGCTCTGATATTAAAGAGATGAAGAAACTTATAATCGAAATAGACGAATATATAAAGTTTGCAAACGGTATTGATAGAGTGCCGCAAATATAAATTTAAAAATGCAAAATAAATAACCTTAAACGATATATATATATGAAAGCTACAGAAATGTTAAATCAAGTAAAAAATTTGTTAGGAGTGGAACTTTCAGAAGAAGTTAAACTTGAGCAAATGAAATTAGAAAACGGAACTGTTTTAGAAGCAGAGGCGTTTGAAAAAGATAATGAAGTTTTTATAGTTACAGAAGATGAGAAAGTACCAGTACCTTCAGGAGAGTATTCACTTGAAGATGGTAAAATTCTTGTCGTTGAAGAAGGTATTATTTCTGACATCAAAGAAATGGAAGAAGAAGTAGAAGAAGAAGAAGCTACTTCAGACGAAGAAGAAATGGAGCAAGAAGAATTGAAAGAAGAAGTATACGCATCTAAAGACGAAGTATCTGAACTAAAAGCTATCATTGAAGATTTAAAAGCTAAACTTGAGTTAAAAGATCAAGAAACAGCAGAAGAAATCGGACTTGCAATGACTACTATGTTATCAGAGCAAGAGAAAGTAGAAGAAGCAGTAAAAGAAGAATTATCTAAACCTGCTGCTGAACCTATTAAGCACAATCCAGAAGGAGAAACAAAAAAACAAAATTACTTGTACGCACAAAAAAGAAACTTAAGTACAAGAGATAGAGTATTACAAAAAATAGCAAACTTTTAAAATAAATAAATAATTATGGCGACTACAGTAAGTATAACTAGTACATATGCAGGCGAATTTTCAGGGAAGTATATTTCTGCTGCCCTTTTAAGTTCACCTACATTAGAAAACGGTAACATCGAGATTAAACCGAATGTTAAGTACAAAGATGTAATCAAAAAAGTAGCAACTGATTCTAACGTAATCAAAGACGCTACTTGTGATTTCACAGACACAGCAACAGTAACGTTGACTGAAAGAATCCTACAACCAGAGGAGTTCCAAGTAAACCTTGAGCTTTGTAAAAAAGATTTCGTATCTGACTGGGAAGCAATTTCTATGGGGTATAGCGCATATAGCGAATTTCCACCAAAGTTTTCTGATTTCTTAATCGGACACGTTGCAGGATTAGTAGCAGAGAAAAACGAGCAAAACATCTGGGGTGGTGTTAACGGAAACGCAGGAGAATTTGACGGTATCACAGTATTAGCTGCTGCAGATGCAGACGTAAACGATGCTGCTAACGGTGGTGAAACTGCTTTTAGTTCTTCTAACATCATTACTTTATTAGAGAATGTTGTTGATGCGTTACCTTCAGCAGTTTACGGAAAAGAAGATTTAAAAATTTATGTTCCAACTATCGCTTGGCAATCATACATTAGACAATTAGGCGGATTTGCTTCAGGTGGTGTTGGTGCTGCGGGTGTTGATAACAGAGGTGGTTTATGGTATAATCAAGGTAATGCACTTTCTTTCGATGGAATTGAAGTTGTATTAGCACCAGGTATGCCTTCTGACCATATCGTAGCAGGTCAAAAATCTAACTTATATTTCGGTACTGGTCTATTATCTGACCATAACGAAGTTAAATTATTAGATATGGCTGACCTAGACGGAAGTCAAAATGTAAGAGTAGTAATGAGATTTACAGCAGGTGTTCAATATGGCATCGGCTCTGATTTAGCTTTATTAACTCTAGCATAATAAATAAATAAGTATAACTAAAGAAAGGGTAGGTGGGTTTTGACTACCTACCTTTTTTTTTAAAAAAGAATAAAATATGGCTTGTACATTAACAACAGGAAGAGCGATACCTTGTAAATCTTCAGTAGGAGGTCTAAAGACAGTATATTTTGCTGACTATGGATTAACTGTTACTGATAATGCAACTGACGCTGAAAAAGTAGATATAGGTGGAACACCAACTTTTTATCAATATGACTTAAAAGGAAATTCATCTTTAGAAACTACAGTAAACAGTTCAAGAGAGAACGGTACGACTTTCTTTGAATCGAACTTAAATATGACACTACAATTATTAGATAGTGCGACACAAGAAGAATTAAAAATTATTGCTTTAGGTAGACCTCAAGTAGTAGTAGAAGATTATAACGGAAACTTCTTCTTGTTAGGTAGAGAACACGGATGCGAAGTAACTGGAGGAACTTTCTCTAGTGGTGCTGCGATGGGAGATGCTTCACAGTTCTCAATTACATTAACAGCGCAAGAGATTTCTGCTCCTGCGTTCCTAGCAGATTCAACTGACGTAACAGGAAATGCAAGTGCAACTCAAATTTCACCTGCAACTCCTAATAACGGATAGTAGAAACTTTTAAATGTAAA